GCAAGAAATGGATCTAACATTGAAGGTGCAGCAGCAAATTTTGTTTGTAATCAAGAAGGTGCAACTATAACTTTTGTTTATGTTGATGCTACTAAAGGTTGGGTTTGCACTAATTCAGGAAACAGCACACAAGCCTTTGTTAATCCTTATGTGATAGCTACAGGTGGAACAGAAAGCACTTGTGGAGATTTTAAATATCACAAATTTACAGGACCAGGAACTTTTACAGTTACAGATGCTGGAACTGCAGCTGGAAGTAATACTTTAACTTATTTAGTTGTAGGTGGTGGAGGCACAGGAGGTAACCGAAGAGCTGGTGGTGGTGGAGCAGGTGGTTTAAGAACTATAACTTGTGAAACAGCTAATAAACAAGCTTATCCAGTTACTGTTGGTGGTGGTGGTGCTAGTGTAGCAGGTCCAGAAACTGGAAGTGGAGATTTAGCTGGTAATCCTGGAAATAATTCAGTTTTCTCAGGCACCACTTCTAATGGTGGTGGAGGCGGTGGTCAAGCTTGTGGTGTAGGTAGTAATGGTGGATCAGGTGGTGGAGGTGGATCAGTGTTTCCTAGTGGAAGTAAAGCTGCTGGTACAGGAAATACTCCCCCAACAAATCCATCTCAAGGAAATACAGGTGGTGTGGGATTTGGAGGTAGTTCAGTTTTTGCTGCTGGTGGTGGTGGTGGATCTGGTGCAGTTGGTGCAGCAGGAACAAGTAGTGGTGGAGGTGCAGGTGGTGCTGGAACAGATGTAACTCCTAATTTTCCAGCTCCAGTAGGACCTGGAAGTGCAGCAGGAACTTTTGCTGGTGGTGGAGGTGGAGGTTCTCAAAATAATCCAGGTGGCGCTGGCGGTCCAGGTGGTGGAACTGCAGGTACAGCATCTCCTCCTGGAACAGCAGGTGCTACAACAGCAGGAGCGGATAATACTGGTGGTGGATCAGGTGGTCTTGGAAGTCCAGCCGGATGTAACTCTGTAGGTGGGGGCGGTTCTGGAATTGTTATTATTAAATACAAATTTCAAAATTAATATGTATTTACTAGTATTTAAAATTAATATATAAGGAGAAACATTATGGCACATTTTGCAAAACTAGGAGCTAACAGTAAAGTTATTCAAGTGTTAACTATGGATAACGATAAAATGTTAAACGCTGATGGTGTTGAAGATGAAACAGTAGGACAACAGTGGTTAGAAACACACAACAATTGGCCTGCACAAATGTGGATTCAAACATCTTACAATACACAAGGTAATACACATTCAGGTGGCGGAACACCATTAAGAGGTAATTACGCAGGTATAGGTTATACTTGGGACGAAGATGATCAAATTTTTTGGCCTAAAAAACCTTATGCATCTTGGGTAAAACATAATGTATCAGCTTCTTGGAAATCACCAATCGGGGATGCTCCAGCATTAACTGCAGAACAAGAATCACAAAATACAGC